AGTTCAGTCCGTTCTCCCGGAATGGCGCATGACGGAAGATGCTTTGTGGACTTCCGGTGTGATCAACCAAAGCTCGGCATTGCCTTATCACCGTGACGGATCGAACTTCGACACCTGGTCAGCCATGCCTGTCGTGAGGCGCGGGATGGATGGCGGTCACCTGCACATGCCCGAATATGACATCACAATCAACTGCCGGGACGGTTGGGCTTTGTGGTTCAACGGTCACGCCTACGTTCACGGTGTCACCCCGATGAAGTCACGCGCTAAGGATGGCTACCGTTACTCGATCGTGTTCTACGCTAAGCGTGGGATGAAAGATTGCCACACTTACGCTGTTGAGATTGGTGAGGCTAGAGCTCGCCGGACAGCACGCGAGGCTTCGATGGCGGAAACCACAGAAGAAGATATTAGAGCCAGGATCAAGACTGGGCGCTCTAACGGGAACACTAGAATCGTCAAATGACCAAAGTGTTTGTGTTTGCCTATGACAGGTATGACACGATGACAACTTCCATGATGCTGGAAGCTGACGGCGTAGATCACACTGTCTTGTGCCACCTGCCTGAGCACGCTCAAAGATTCGCTGAGGGTAACCGGGTGTTCCCCGAAAGGCTCCATGTCACCGGTCAGCCCAAAGGCTTAGCGCATAACCGCAACTATGCGTTAGACATGATGGAAGAAGGCGAGTGGGCTTTGTTCCTGGTGGATGACATGAAGCAGTGTTACGAACTGGATAGCTACGATACGGAACCGGAAGATGTGTTGCCGATCAGCTTCGATAACCAGAACGAGTACCGCCGGAAACTGAAAACACCCATATCCACTAAACAGCTACTCAAGCGGGCAACAGACAGTATCCCCTATCTTGAACAGCAGGGATCCGCGCTACTAGGTTTCGCACCGTTCGAGAATCCTATGTTCCGTAAGAACAAGTGGGGGCACAATGTTCTAGCTGACGGGCGTGCCTGGCTGGTGAAGAAAACACACCTGCGGATAGATCCCCGCGCCTCAATGATGGATGACTACTACTTCACCGCACTTAACATCAGAGAGTTTGGCGTATCTGTTATAGACCGTTGGATTCTGCCCGACTTCGCCCGATACACAACCGGTGGTTATGGCACTACTGATGAGCGAATGAAAGCCAAGATCGAAACAGCTAGGTTCTTGGTTGAGGAGTTTCCGGAGCGTATCGCCTACAAGAAAAAGGCTGGATGGCCTGAAGGTTCGCATATCGCTTTACGGCGTTCTGGTAACAAATCCAGTAAATGAGTGTAATGTAGAAGGATGCCAGCAGGTAGACCCCCTAAGCCAGTAGAGCAGAAACGCTTACTCGGTAACCCAGGAAAGCGTGCCTTGCCGGATCAGGCAGAGATCGAGATACTCCCTGCTGCAACGGAGATCCCAGAACCCACCCGCCCACTCCTGAAACCAGGGCGTGAACTATGGGATCGTGTTTGGGCTTCCGGTATCAACTGGATAAGCCCCGACACAGACCTAGAACTATTGCTCATGACTTGCGAGATGGTGGATGAGCGTTGGAACCTACGGATCAAAGTAATGCAGTCAGATGATATGCAGATGGCTCGCAGACTCGATAACCTTACCCGCCTAATAGTTGGCAACCTATCGTTGCTGGGCTTCTCCCCATCAGATCGTTCCCGGCTTGGTGTAGCAGAAGTGAAAAAGCAGTCAAAGCTTGAAGAACTGATTGCGCGGAGAAATGCACACTGATGCCTGGCCACCGCGTTGGCTAACGCCAGTACCCGAAGAAAACATAGCCAAAGGCGAAGGGCAATATGTTATAGATTTTGCTGAAGCGTTCGGCATAATCACCAAAGACTCTGTTGCCGGTAAATCAGGATCCCCACTAGCATTACGGGATTGGCAGAAAGAGCTAGTCCTCAACATGTTCGCCCATGAAGATGACGGGCTACGCCACCGGGTACAACTAATTGGGATGCCCCGTAAATCCGGTAAGAGCGCCCTGGGATCCGTCCTAGCACTATATTCACTAATCCTTGGACCAGACGGTGGTGAAGTGTATTCGGTAGCTGCCGAAAAGGAGCAAGCCCGGATCGTGTTCAAGGATGCTAAGCGCATGATCGAATCCTCACCAGAGCTATCCGCATCAACCCGCCTATACCGTGACGCAATAGAAGTACCCGCTGACGGATCCGTCTACCGTGCCCTATCCGCTGAGGCTTACAGTAAGGAAGGACTCAACCCGCACTTCGTCATGTTCGATGAACTCCACGCCCAACCCAACCGGGAACTATTCGATGTCATGTCACTAGCTATGGGATCCCGTGGACGGCTGGCTACCCTAGTGGCAATCACAACAGCTGGGGTCAAGATGGACAACACCGGTAGGGACAGCATCGCATACAGTTTGTACCAGTACGGGCAGAAGGTATCAACAGGGGAGATAGATGACCCTAGCTTCTTCATGGCATGGTGGGAGGATGACGGGGATCACCGTGACCCTGACACTTGGCGTAAGGCTAATCCCGGTTACGGTGACATATCGGATCCGGCAGACTTTGAGAGTGCCGTCAAGAGAACACCCGAGGCAGAGTTCCGTACTAAGCGATGCAACCAATGGGTAAGCTCCGCAATATCCTGGCTACCCACAGGGGCGTGGGATGCGTGTGAGGAGGAGTTCGAGATCAGCCAAGATGATGAAATCATCCTTGGCTTCGACGGCTCATTCAGCGGTGACGCTTCCGTTATCGTGGGCGCGACTATCCCCAAAGACGATGATGAAAAAATTAGAATTTTTTTGGTGAAGGCTTGGGAGAAGGATCTCACCGAGGATGATGATAACTGGCGTGTTGATATTGCTGATGTGGAAAACACGATTATAGATTTTTGCGCGAATCACCCGAATGTCAGAGAGATTGCGTGTGACCCGTTCCGGTGGCAACGGTCTATGCAGGTGCTTGAGGACAGGGGGCTTCCGGTGGTGGAGTGGCCTTCGACTTCTGCCCGGCGTATGGTTCCGGCGTGTGCGAAGTTCTATGACGGTGTGGTTGAGAAACGCTTTGTTCATGACGGTAATCCGATTTTGGCTAGGCATTTGGATAACGCTGTGACTAAGATAGACAACATGGGTCCACGGATCGTGAAAGAGAAACGTGGGAGCCCGCGAAAGATTGACGCAGCAGTCGCAGCAATCTTGGCAGTGGATAGAGCTACCGCAGGTAGAATGGAAACTGTCGTACCACAATTCTTTAGTTAGGTGAATATGTCCACGACGTTGCAGTTGCTTGGTGCTGGCGCTATTACCGCTGGCGTTATTTTGATGTCAGTCCCAGTCGGGATTGTGGTGGCGGGAGTGTTTCTTCTGCTTATTGGGTTGAGCGTAGGGCGATAACATATGGTGTTCAATAAGTTGTTCGAGCAGAGGGCTGTCAGCTACCAAACTTTGTTCGCTTCGGGTGACGATATTTCTTTGGGCACGCTTTCCGGCGTGAACCTAAATAACGACACGGTGTTCCAGGTGAACGCGGTGTTCTCCGCTGTTTCGCTTATCTCGGACACGATCTCAACCCTGCCTGTTGATGCTTATTACCGGGAAGGCGAAACCCGTTACCCGTTGCGCCCGAAACCAACCTGGGTTGATAAGCCGGACATTGACAGCACCCGTGAGGCTTTCTATTCCGCGGTCATCACTTCGCTGTTGTTGGACGGTAACGCTTTCATTCGTGTGTTCTCTAACGGGCGTGGCGAGATTGTGAACCTGGTTGTGCTCAATCCTCAGACGGTGAAGATTCAGCGCAACGGTTTGGGTCGTATCCAGTTCGCTATCGAGGGCGAGGATAGGGCTCTGAGTTCCGATGAGATTGTTCACGTTCCCGATGTTGTGCGCCCTGGTGAGGTGCGCGGTGTTTCTAGGGTCAAGGCTCTCAAGGAGAACTTCGGGCTTGCGCTTGCGCTTGAGAAGTTTGCTAGCACTTTCTTCGGTCAGGGCACGAACCTGGGTGGTGTGATTGAGTTCCCCGGTAACTTGACTCAGGAGCAGGCTTCGGATCTTGCTGCTGGTTTCGATAACCGTCACAAGGGTTGGAGGCGCGGTCACAAGACTGGTGTGCTTTCCGGTGGCGCTACATTCAAGCCTACGCAGATTGACCCGCAACAGTCGCAGGCGCTTGAGGCTCGGCATATGGCGGTTGAGGATATTGCCCGTGCTTTCAATGTGCCACCCCACCTGCTTGCTTTGCCCGGAACTAACTCTTACGCGAGTGTGGAGCAAACTAACCTGGCTTGGGTGACTCACGGTTTGCGCCCGATCATTCAGAAGATCGAGGGTGCGATCTCTCCGCTACTTTCCCGTTCGCCTAACGGTGAGGGTGCTTACATCAAGTTCAATCTTGACGGTTTGTTGCGTGCCGATATTCAGTCGAGGATGAGTGCGTATAGCACTGGGCTTCAGTCTGGTTTCTTGACGATCAACGATGTTCGTAAGCTTGAGGAGCTCGCCCCGATGGATGACCCGTCTGCGGAT